CCGGACGGTCCAGGACGCCGCCAACCGGCCGGTCTTGCGGCGGGTCCGCGGCCGGGCCTTCGCGGCCACCGCGGCACCGGCCGCCTGGTGCGCGGCGTCCAGGTGCGAGATCTCCTGGGCGGCGGTCCGCAGCGTGCGGGCCAGGGTGTCCGCGCCCCGAACCTCCACCGTCACTTGGCCTTCGCCTTCGCCGGGGCCGCCGGGGCAGCTGCTGCCGGGGGTATCCGCGGCCGGCGGACCCGGCGGCCGGTGGCGAACACCGCGGTGGACCCGGTCGGGAACGTGTAGGTCACGTCGCCGCTGATCTTGAACTCGAAATCGGAGGAGAGGGCGTCGCCGTAGGCGTCGGCGCCGAAGTCCAGCGGGTCGATGATCAGCGTCCCGGCGGCGGCGGTGCCGGCGTCGGTGGACGGGGTGAACGTGAACGGCTGCTGCGACCCGGGTTCGGCCCAGGACAACGCGAACAGCCCATCTGCGGTGTCGGCGTCCACGTTGATATTCCCGGACAACGCCGCGGTGTAGGTGGTGGACCCGGGAAACACGCTGCCGCACAACGCGTTGATGTCGTCGCCCTCGTCCTTGGACGCGGCGATCCGGGCGCCGTTCACCTGGCAGGACACATCGATCTCACTGCCCACTTCGCCGATCTTCAGTTCCCCGGGGCCCAGGTAGATGGGCCCGGCGTACACGGGTGCGCTCACTGGTGATGTCCTTTCGACGTGACGGTCAGGGTGTAACAGGGCAGGGTGCGGGACCCGTCCGCGCCGGGGAACTGCCCGGGCACCGCCTGGGTGATCTGCCAGTTCAGGGCGGCGCCGACCGCGCCCAGCAGCTGGTCCAGCGCCTCGGTGACGGCCCGGCCGCCGGTGTCGCCGACGATCGCCTGCACGGTGAGCTCCGCGTCGAACCCGCCGCCGCGGCCGAACCGGAACGCCAGCGCCGGCGGGCCCACGAACACGCACGGCGGGTTCACGTCCCGGGTGTCGATCACCGCCCGGATCCCGGCGGCGACCAGCAGCGCCACCACCGCGTCCTGCACGGCGGCGATCCCGGCGGGGCCGCTCATCCGACCGCTGGCAGGCGCCGGTTCGCGGTCCGCAGCGCCAGGTCAATCTCCTGGTCCCAGCGGGCCGGGTACAGCACCTGATCGCCGTAGGACTCGATCCCGCCGGGGGAGTTCCGCCGCCGGTACATCTTCGCGGCCAGCATCCCGGCCGCCTGGTAAACCTCCGCGTCCGGCTCATACACCACCGGCCACCCGGGCGGCGGCGGGTCCGGCGGGTACGGGTCGTCCGGGTCGTAGAACACCGTCTGGTCCGGGCGGGCCCGCTGCACCTGCGGTTCCACCGCGGCCGCGCAGCGGGCCAGCAGGTCGTCGTCGATAGTGTCGGCGCCCGCGATCCGCAGCCACGCCTTCACGTCGGCCACGTCCAGCCACACCGGGGTGTAGTCGGGCATGGGTTACGGGACCACCGCAACGGTGTTCTTGGCGATCCCCAACGGGTCGTTGATCAGCGTCGCGGAGTAGCTGAACACGCCCAGGTCGATACCACCGTTGGGGATGTTCACCGCCTGCACCCGGATCGGGTTCCCGGACGGTTCGAAGTAGGTGGCGGCCCGCTTATCGCCGCCCAGCACCGTCCCGGCGGGCAGCGCAGCAGCGCTGAACACGTTCAGGTCGGCAACGTTCGCGGTGCCGCCGCCGATGGACACGCTGCCCTGATTCGCCAGCCACCACGGCACCGTCGCGGACACCCCGCCCAGCAGCTCGGCGAACAGGTCGGGCGCGATGCCAATGTAGTTGACGGCGGCGCCGTTCTTGGTCAGTTCGGTGACCACCGCGCCGATCGCGGTATACACGTCGGCGGCGGCGGCGGTGTCGGTGGCGGCGGCCAGCAGCGCCGCGGCCGCGGCGGCCTCGGTCTTGGCGGCCAGGTCGGCGGTAGCGGCCGCGAAGAACGACTCCAGGAACCCCGGCTCGCCCAGGTCCTGGTAAATGCGGTCGATGTCCCACCCGCCGGCCAGCCGGGTCACCGGCGCCGACGTGGCGGCGGTGCTGGCGGTGCTGGACGGAATCGGCGTCTTATTCCCGGCGTAGGTGTCCACCGTGGGCTTGGCGGTCCAGTGCCAGCCCTTCACGGTGGTGCCGGTGGTCAGCACCTGGTGGGCCAGGGCGTCGATGAAATGCCGCGAGGTCGCCGCCGCCGACCACAGCTGCCCCAGCCACTGTTCGCGGAGGAACCCCCCACCGGCGTCGTTGGCCGGGACGATGTCGGTCAACGCGGCGTTCACCCGGCCGATGTCGTTCTCCAGCATGGCCGCGGCGATCTCCGCGGTGGCACGCTGCGCGGTCATCGGGGTGCGGTCGGATGCGACCAGCGGAAGCGGGGTTTCGGGCACGGGGGGGTCCTCCGGTTCGGGGGCCGGCGGGTCCGCCGGGGTGGTGGGTTCGGGGGTGTCGGGGGCCAGCGCCGCGGTCAGCCGGGCATCGGCGAAGGCCGGGACACTGGTCACCGCGACGGCCACCAGGTCAGCGCTGACCAGGCGGCCGGCCTTGATCACGGCGCCGTCCAGTTCCACGGACAGCGCGTCCCTTAGCCCTTCGGCGGCCTCCAGCAGCGCGGTGTCACCGGCCGGGGTGCGGGCCACCCGGAAGGACATCCGCAGCCCGGTGGGGTCGTCGGCGGCGCCGGTGGCGTACCCGACGGGGGTGCTCCGGCCGTGCTCGGTGAACAGCTTCACCCGGCGCAGGTCCGCCGGCAGCCGGACGGCGCCCAGCGGCACGGTGACAGCCCCGGCGGAGGTGCGGCCGGGCACCTCGTAGGGCAACGCCAGCCCGGACAGGGCCCGGTCGTCGGCCAGCGACGCGGTCACCCCGGCGTCGGTGGTGAAGGTCAGCAGCATGGGTCAGTCCTCCGTCGGGGTGCCGGTCGGCGCCGGTGCCAGGTTCGTCAACGCGGTGGTGTCGAACGCGGCCCGGTGCCCACGTGGCAGCACGTCGTCCATTGACAGCCGGGCGGTGACCGCGTCCAGGTACATCGACAGGCCATAGTCGAGAAATTCAAAATTCCGGCCCTGCACGGTGGAGTACTCCAGCGATGCGCCTTCGCTGGTGGCGTCGATCAGCGCGGCCGGGACGGACGCGGTGCGGGCCACGTTCAGCGCGGCGGCATTGCGGCCGGCGATCAGCAGCGCCGCGTCGCCGTAGGGGTGCGCCTTCGTCTCGATCGCGGCGTTGGTGAAGATGATTCCCTGGTTGTCAGCCAGCGCGACCCGGGTGGCGGCGATCAGCGCCTTCCGCTCCGCCGGGGTGAGTTCCAGGTCGGTGGTCTGATGTAGCTCGAAGCGCAGCGGCCGGCGGGCCACGTCGGCGGCGGTCCGCTCCAGGTCGGTGGCCTGCCGGATGGTCGGGGCGCCGAACCGCAGCACGCCCTCGTGCGGGCCGCGGATGCAGACCACCGCGTCGTTGCCGATCGGGTGGTGGTCCACGTCCACGTAGTTGCCCTGCTCGTCCCGGGTCCACCGGTCATAGGGGACGTGGGCCATGGACAGCGGCCGGGCGGCGGCGTCGGCGTACCGCTGGGTGACCAACCAGAGGGACTCGCCGTAGAACAGCACGTCGTCCACGGTGTCGGCCATCCGCTGCCACGGTGACTGCGGCCCCAGGCCCAGCGACGGCGGCGCCCCGGTGCCCAGCTGCCCATCGGTGGACTGCATCCACGGCGCCGCAGGGGTGACCGGGTCGGGCCCGTCGAACTCCAGCAGCGGCAGCTTGGCGGCCGCGCCGACCAGCAGGTGCCGGGCCCTGGCCATCGCGGGGACGGCCATCGCCTCCCAGCGGGACACCGGGCGGTCCATCGGGGTGCCGAACACGTCGTTGACGAACAGCGCTTCGGCCAGGTGGTTGTCCACCCACGGTTCGATCTGGGGTTGCACCAGGTGTGAGTCCAGCGACGTGGCCAGCCCGAGCGCGCGGCCGGGCCACCAGTCCAGGACTCCCATGCCGGTGACCCTGACAGCAGCAGCACGGCGGCGGGGCGGTGTCGGTACGGGGTGCGACGGTATGCGACGTGCAGCGACTACCGAACCCGTACACGGTCCCGATCGTCACGGTGGAGGTCGCCGGGCAGCTGCTGGGGATGACCAGGGCCACCGCCTACCGGGCCGCCGCCCGCGGGGACATCCCGACAATCACCCTGAACGGCGGGTTGAGGGTTCCGGTGGCGGCGTTGTATGCGCTGCTGCTGCTGCCGGTGCCGGGCCCGGCGGGGCGGCCGGTGGTGGACCGCTAGTCGTTGTACACCGCGGGCCGGCCCGGCGCCGGCGGCCGGTGCCGGTTCCCGAACAACGCCAGCGACGCGGCGATCAGCGGGGACACGTCGGTGGTCGGGAGCCGGCGGGACCAGGCCCAACCCTCGCCGACGGTGCGGCGGGCGGCGGCGCCGACGGCGGCGTCCAGGGCCGGGTCGCCGCGGTGCCGCACGGTGCGATCGCCGATGCCGTCCAGCAGCTGCGCGCAGGCGGTGGTGTACTCCCGCGGCGTCACCGCCCGCACCCACCCGGGCAGCTGCTCCCCGACCCGCAGCCGGTCCACCACCGTGGAGGCCGGGCCGGTGCCACCGTCCAGCACCACCGGGGAGCCGTGCGCGGCGTGCAGCTCGAGCAGCCGGGGCGCCACCCAGTCGGTGCCGGGCCCGTAGGCCACCACCTCCAGGGTCGGGACACCCTCGGTGTCCGGCCAGCAGGCCACCACCGCGGCCGCTGACCGGTCCACCGCCACGTCGGCGCCCAGCACCGGGGCCACACCGACCGCCGGGGTTCCGTCACGGTGACGGATCGCGGCCCAGGCCACCGCCGGGATCAGCTGCTCCAGGGTGGTGGTCCACCGGTTGCCGTAGGCCCTGGCGAACTCCCCGGGGGTGGCGGCCATGATCCCGGCCTGGTCCACCAGGAACTGCCGGTCGATGGTCCGGCCGATCGCCGGGTGCGCCGCCGCGACCGCGTCCAGGTCCATCGGGTCCACGTCGTCGGCGATACCCCACTCCAGGTACGTCACCGCCGGGTCGCCGCCGCGGCCGCGGTCCACCAGCGGCCGCAGCCACGTCGAGTCCGCGGTGCCGGCGGTGGACACCACCACCACCTGCGCGCCGGGCCGGGTGGCCTGCGTCGGGCCGATCGCCTGCATCAACTCGGCGCCCCGGACCGCGTCGTGCTTCCACGCCTCGTCCAGGATGACCAGGTCGGACTGCATCGAGTGCAGCGCGTCCTTGGTCGGCGGGAACGGGCGCAGCGTGCTGCCGTTGGGGAAGATCAGCCGCTCGGTGCCGTTGGTGAACTTGGATTCGATCTTGCGGCGCAGCGGGGCGCCGGGGCCGGTGAGTTCGGCGACCAGTTCGCCCCATTTCTCCCGGGCGTACTGCCCGTTCTGGGCGGTGTACCAGACCCGGCGGAACGGGCCGCCGAACAGGCACCGCTCCAGCGCCTCCGCGAGCAGCCACGTGGTTTTCCCGGCCTGCCGTTGGATGGTGACCACGGTGAACGGCCGGGTGCGGACGCCGGCGTTGTGTTCGTTCAGCAGCTGGGAGGCCTGCCGCTGCCAGGGCATGAGTTCGCGGCCCAGCACCTTCGCGGACAGCGCCGCGACCCGGTGCGCGTGGGACGGCCGCCCGGACGGGGCGGTGGCGTACCTAGGCGCCGGGGACGGCGGGGCCAGCGTCGGCAGCATCGGCGGCGATCTCGGCGAGCAGCTGCTCGAAGGTGTCGTCGGCGGCGACCTGGGGCAGCAGGTCCCGGTACGCGGCGCGGAACTCCGCGGTGATCATCACGAACCCGCGGTACTGCCGGCCGCCGATGGCCCAGTCGATCCGGTCCGCGAGGGAGCGGACCACCAGGGCCAGCACCGGATCCGCGTCGGGTTCGTCGGCCAGCCGGGCGTCCAGCAGGGAGCGCAGCGGCCCGGCCGGTCCGGGCAGCGCGGCGAACAGCGGATCGGTCACCCGCCCAGTGTCGCAGCGCAGACCGACAACCGGGGAGAAAGAACGCGGCCGGGCCGGTCCTGGCCCGGCCCGGCCGCGCGGGGTGAAAACGGTCCTGACCTGGGGGGATAAGACGTGAAGGGTATCTCTTTCTCCTC